TTTAGGTAATGGCATGCCAACAATTTGGAAATCTATCATGCGTTCATCTACGTCTACATGAGTAACTTTAACTTTTACCTCATCACCAATTCTAAACAAAGACAGATCGCTATCAACGTAAAGTATCAAATAAGAATTTAAGTTCAAAATTAATAAGAGGTACTTTAAGTCAAAATAAAAAAGGCTTTGCTTTTTTACGCCCAGAAAACGAAGAACTTGAAGATATTTTTATTCCACCAACAAAGATTAATCGTGCTTTAGATGGAGATACAGTAATAGTTGAATTACAAAAATCCAGAGGAGAGCATCGTGGAAAAGTTGAAGGTGAAGTAAAATCTATAGAAAAACACTCTGTCACACAAGTAGTAGGTACGTATAGTGAAGCAAAACATTTTGGTTTTGTCATTCCTGACGATAAACGTATTATGCAAGATATATTTATACCTAAAGGACAGAGTCTTGGAGCCGTAGATGGTCATAAAGTACTTGTCCAAATCACAAAATATGCTGATGGCACAGATAATCCAGAAGGACATGTGTCTGCTATTCTAGGTCATAAAAATGACCCAGGAGTAGATATTCTTTCAATTATTTATCAGCATGGAATTGAGATTGAATTTCCTGATGAGGTATTAAAAGAAGCGGAATCAGTCCCTGAAGAAATAAAAGCTGAAGAAATTAAGGGACGAAGAGATTTAAGAAACGATCTTACAATTACAATAGATGGTGCAGATGCTAAAGATTTAGACGATGCAATTAGCGTTAAACGTCTAGATAATGGCCATACGGAATTGACAGTAAGTATTGCAGACGTAAGTTATTACGTAAAAGAAGGCTCTGCGCTAGATAAAGAAGCTTATGATAGAGCAACGAGTGTATATTTAGTAGACCGTGTTATTCCAATGATTCCACACCGTTTAAGTAATGGTATCTGTTCATTAAATCCTGAAGTAGATCGTTTAACGTTAAGTTGTCGTATGGAAATAAATGAGCGTGGCGAAGTGGTGGATCATGACATATTTGATAGTGTTATTCATTCAAACTATCGTATGACATATGATGCAGTAAATCAAATTATTACCGAAAAAAACACAGAAGTGCGTCAACAATACAGTGAAATTGTCCCAATGTTAGATTTAGCACAAGATTTATCTAATCGACTTATCCGTATGCGTAAACGTCGTGGTGAAATTGATTTTGATATTAATGAAGCTAAAGTGTTGGTCAATCAAGAAGGACTGCCTACAGATGTAATATTGCGAGAACGTGGTGAAGGAGAGCGTTTAATTGAATCATTTATGTTAGCAGCCAATGAAACAGTCGCTGAACATTTTAACAAATTAGAAGTGCCATTTATTTATCGTGTTCATGAACAACCAAAATCAGATCGATTACGCCAGTTCTTCGACTTTATTACTAATTTTGGTATTATGGTTAAAGGCACAGGTGAAGATATTCATCCTTCAACATTACAATCTATCCAAGAAGAAGTTGAAGGTCGTTCTGAGCAAATGGTTATTTCAACAATGATGTTACGTTCGATGCAACAAGCACATTATGATGATACGAATTTAGGTCATTTCGGCTTGTCAGCAGAATATTATACACATTTTACTTCCCCGATTCGTCGTTATCCAGATTTAACTGTTCATCGCTTAATTCGTAAGTATCTTGTCGATCACTCTATGAATCATAAAGAGATGCATAAATGGGAAGAAACATTACCAGAATTAGCAGAACATACATCTCAACGTGAACGTCGCGCAATTGAAGCAGAGAGAGATACAGATGAGTTGAAGAAAGCAGAGTATATGATTCAACATATTGGTGATGAATTTGAAGGTATTGTAAGCTCTGTTGCCAATTTTGGTATGTTCGTTGAATTACCAAATACGATAGAAGGTATGGTTCATATTTCTAATATGACAGATGATTATTATCAATTTGATGAACGACAAATGGCGTTGATAGGTGAACGACATGCTAAAGTGTTTAGAATTGGTGATGAGGTAAAAGTTAAAGTTACTCATGTAGACGTAGATGAACGCATGATAGATTTCCAAATTGTTGGCATGCCATTACCTAAAAATGATAAATCACAGCGTCCTGCTCGTGGAAAAACGATTCAAGCTAAAACGCGTGGTAAATCTTTAGATAAATCCAAAGATAATCATCATAAAAACAAAAAGAAAAAACGTAAACAACGTAAGGGTAAAAATCAACGTCAACGTGATAAACAAAGCGCAACTAAGCATAAACCTTTTTATAAAGATAAAAATATTAAGAAAAAAGCGCGTCGTAAGAAAAAATAATCAGCAAAGAGGTGACATACATTAATGGCCAAGAAAAAAACAAAATCACCAGGTACGTTGGCTGAAAACCGTAAAGCAAGACATGATTATAATATTGAAGATACCATTGAAGCAGGTATTGCGCTTCAAGGTACAGAAATTAAATCGATTCGACGAGGTAGTGCGAACTTAAAAGATAGTTATGCACAAGTGAAGCGTGGAGAAATGTATATTAATAATATGCATATTGCTCCATACGAAGAAGGAAATCGTTTTAATCATGATCCATTACGATCAAGAAAGCTGTTATTGCATAAAAAAGAGATTATCAAACTCGGCGAACGTACAAGAGAAATTGGATATTCGATTATTCCTTTAAAATTGTATTTAAAACATGGACAATGTAAAGTTTTATTAGGCATAGCTCGTGGTAAAAAACTGCATGATAAACGTCAAGCATTGAAAGATAAAGCAATGAAACGAGATGTTGATCGTGCAATGAAAGCCCGTTATTAAGCATAATTGTTGCTTAATCGGGCTCTATTTGTTATGATAAGTAAAGTTGTTTAAATTAAACTGTATCTTATATTTTATTATATTGCGGGGGCGTTTTTGGATTCGACAGGGGTCCCCCGAGCTTATTAAGCGTGTCGGAGGGTTGTCTCCGTCATCAACACATTCGGTTAAATATAACTGACAAATCAAACAATAATTTAGCAGTAGCTGCGTAATAGCGCTCTGCATCGCCTAACAGCATTTCCTATGTGCTGTTAACGCGATTCAACCCTAATAGGATATGCTAAACACTGCCGTTTGAAGTCTGTTTAGATGAAATTTAATCAAACTAGCATATTGTTGGTTGTCTATTGCTTACCAATATGCGAAATGAATCAATAGACTACACACGTAGAAAGATTTGTATCAGGACCTCTGGACGCGGGTTCGAATCCCGCCGTCTCCATCTTAAAGCTTGTAACCCTATTGGTTGCAGGCTTTTTATTTTTATTGCCACAGTATTGCCACATATATGCCACAACATAAAAAAAGCACCCTTACTTAGAGTGCTTCGTTATCGAAAAGTTTAATAATTTTATCTTCCTTATTTATTTCTGCGTATAGTTTTGGATTAATATCTTTTATTTCTTCTTTCTGCAAATCAAACTCAAAGTAAATCCAAAAGGCAGGTGTCATTTGACTAATTGCTTGGATAGTGTTTTTTTCATTGTTAAAACTTAAGTTGATACTAGACTTATTATATATTCTCCAACTGTTTATCATTATATTAGTAACTCCTCATAAATATTTAACTATTTCTTTTTGTGTACTAGGATATAAATGTCCATAACGTGTGCTTACTTCTTCAATTGAAGAATGTCCTAACCTTTGAGCAATAACCATTAAACTAGCACCATGATTAATTAAAAGTGACGCATGGCTATGGCGTATTTCGTGAATTACAATTTTAGGGAAGTCAGTAGGAAGTAACTTATAAGCATTAGTAAACCAACGATCAATTTTACTTTCACTAAATGCTTTGAAAAACGTACCAAATAGCACGTATTCACTTTTATATATATTATTATTTTGATACCAATTTAAGTATTCTTTTAAGTCGTCCATCATGTGAGTGGGTAAGTAAATGTCACGTATGGCTGCTTTTGTTTTAGGGAGTGTCACATCGCCATGATAGTCCGTTTTGTTTATGTGGATATAGTTATCGTCAAAATTTATATCTTGCCACGTCAATGCTCGTATTTCGCCTTTTCTAGCACCACTGTAAAACAATAATTTGAAAAATAATTTTTGTTCAATAGTAGGTAGCACTTCATAGAATTGGTTAAATTGATCTAGTGTCCAATAATTAAGACGTTTGTTCGATTCAATTTCAAAATTACCAACTAATGAAGCTACATTTGATTTTAAATCATGGTACTTCATAGCGTGATTAAGTAAGGACACTAAAAACACATGCATTTTCTTAAGATATTCCCCTGAATGACCTTCTTTTAATTTTTTGTTTTGAAACTTCATAACATCTTGTGTCGTAAGATTAAAAATATCAATTGAATTAAAATGTGGTATTAGATGATTATTTAAATGTGTCTTTAAAGATTTAACACTTGAAGCTTTTCGACGTGCAGAATACCAATCTAAATATTCCTGAGCTAATTTATCAAAAGGCAATTTATTAATTTCTCCTATACCTTCCAACTCGTCCATAATCTCATTACATTTTTTTACAGCTTCTTTACGCTGCTTAAAGCCAGAGCGTTTTATCTCTTTTCTTTTATTTGTTCTATCATAATAGGTGATTCTAAAATAATATGTGCCACGTTGTTTATCTTTATAAATATTGTGAGATATTTTTAAATCATGATTCATTTAAGCACCTCTATGTTTAATGTCCATTTTTTCATCTATTTCCTTTATAGATTTTTGAAGTGCTTTCTCTTGTTCGTATAAGTAAGTTAAAGTTTTTTCAATTTCACTCATTTTTTCTTCAATAATTTCGGAAGTAGTTTTTATTTTTAATTTTTCATTATCATCTAATACATTTTTAATACGTTCATTTAATGTAGAATACTCATTTTTTAGGAAACTCATTTTTTCTAATTCAAGATTAATTTTTTCAATAGTACGCATTAATTCGTTATCTAAGTTACCTTTAATTTGAATACATATGGATAAGTATATATATTTTCTATCTCTATCATTTAATTTAAATCCTTCAAAAAATTTAGTGTTATATTTATCGTTTAAATGAAATGAAATATCATTTATTGGGAAATCATATATCTTTTCACTTATAAACGCTCCTTCATCAATATTCATAGAATTTACTTTATTATCTTTATTGAATATATCATTATCATATTGATTATAGTTTTGATAATATTCCCCGTTAGTGATAGTAGAAATTTCTTTCTTTATTTCTTTCAATTCGCCATTATTAGCAGCTAATGAATATATATATTTTTCTAACACCTCATCAGTAGGAACTCTTTTACCAGTTTCTAAAGAAGCAACATAACTGTAAGAATAATTCATTTTTTCTCCTAGTTCTCTTGTTGTTAAACCTTTCTCTTTTCGTAAATCTCTTAAATATTTACCAAGTGTCTTTTCATTCAAAAAATACACACCTCCACATATAAACAATAACATTTTTTAATTCACAAGTACACAAAAAAGTGAATTAATACTTGCAATAATTTAAACTAGCATTTATAATCGACTTATACACAAGTTAACAAATTTGTGTACAAAAGAAAGGAGTTTTTATAATGACAAATTTATTCTATCCAATGTTATACATTGCAAGAAAAGAAAAGGGCGATACTCAGAAAGAAGTTGCAAAAAAATTAAGTATCACTCCACAGAGATACCAATTAAAAGAAACTGGCAAAGCTAATTTCACTTTACCTGAAGCAAAAATTTTAAGTGAAATGTACGGAATGTCTATCGATGAATTGTTTAGCAATGACATAAAAGTTGGTTCATAGGAGGAACAAGCCGATGAAATTATCAAGACTAATAATATACATTCGCCTTACATTAATTTTGGTTTTTACAGCTTACTTAGTTTTCACAGTAGGATTTTTCGTTGGATTCAACTTCGCTTTGTTAGTGTATTTAAGCAGCTTTGCTCACATTTTATTCAGATTAGAAGATATGGAGGAAAAAATGAATGGCTAAAAATCAATTAGAAGTAATACAAGATATTTATACAACACTAGGAACAACAGCAGGAAACCGAGCAACAGAATATAACCATACTATTAGAGACGGTAAAAGTGAATGGACTGAAACTGTAAATCGCGAAGAACATTTACAAGCGATAATTGAGTGGGCAGTACAACAAATTGAAAATAATTTTGATGGAGTGAAATAAGATGAGATTATTTAAAAAGAAATACGATCATAAAAAAGTAAACAAAGTGAAAGATATGATTTTATATACTTCATATTCTTTTGAAGCTAAAGCATATGAGGAAGCAATTGAATTATTAAAAGGTAACAACAAACAAAAAGCTATCGAACTTATGTATGAAAGATTAATTGAAGCACAAAGAAATGAATATGAGATGAAGTTAAAATTAGAAAAAGCGTCATCTGAGAACTTTGGCGAGAGATCAGATAACGCATAGAAAACAAGTATTTAATTAAATACCCACTAAAATACTAACACATATGAAAGGTTGATTACATGGACGAAGTGAGTTTATATAAAAAGCATTTTGAATTTCATTCAAATTTAGATTATATCAACACGGTAAATTTATCAAGAATTAAGGAGATAAGTAAGCGAATTAATTTCGCTTCTATCTCTACTGATAAACAAGTGTTTGACAATAAGGGCAACGTATATCACCGTAAAAAAGATGATTTTGCAGGTGATTACATTAATAATCTTACCTTAAATTATACCATAAAACCTAAAGAAATTGGGCTTGTATACGGAACTATTTTTGTTAAAACTAACGATCAAGATGAAAAAGAAGCACATTTTAAATCAGATACTTTTAATAATTATGCTCGTTTTATTGCAGATTTAGTTTCTGATAAGGTCATCTATTCAAAACAATTGGATAATTTTCTTATCGTAAAAAATAATCAGTATGAAGTGATTGACGATACTAATTTTAAATTGAGTTATCCCGTTGAACCTAAAAACCAAATAGATGACTTTTTAGATATTATGCTTGAGTTATATCGTGAACATCTAAATTTAGATCATAATTACAAAATTTATCCGTATAGTGTTGCTGGTAATGATTTTATATATAACTGTAAGACATTGAAACTTATACAAGAAAAACCACGAAGCAATGAATTATATGCGATTAAGTATGATGTGAATTATAAAGATTTAGATTTTGAAACACCTAATAATTTTTATGATTTAGTAACTGACAACGATAAGAGCAAACATAATTTAAAACTGGTACATGCTTATACAATGTATCGAAAAATGAAACTTATTCAAGCTGAAAAGTGGTTTCTATTTAAAGATTTTGGGCGTTCAGGTAAAGGCTTGTTTATAACTACATTTAATAAATTGTTAAGTGTAAATAAAGTTAACTTTGATAGTTTAGTTTCAGGTGGATTTGAAGCGTCTAATGAATGGATGAATTTTTATGGTGCAGATATTGCACATGCTAATGAAACAGGCGAAATTACTAAACCTATGATGAGAATACTAAGAAAAATAGCAACAGGTGAAACAATTTCAGGTCGTGGTATTGGTCGAAACGCATTCACATTTAAAAATAAATCCGTTTTGATACTCGATACAAACGAAAGTGTTGATACTGGTGAAATTACAGCTAATACAACTAGAACAATAAAAATAGCTTTCAAAGATAGACCACATGGAGAAACTGACGATGAAAGATACGAGATTTTTGAGCCATATTGGAATTTTGTACAACCAAATGGAGTTGATTCAGAAATAGCAGCAGTTTCATTTTTAATCGTAAGTTTAGAATATCTTAAAGAAACTGGTAGAGAATTTAGATTTAAAGATGTGACATTAAAAAACTATTTTAGCGAAGAAGAATTAACTGAAACACAGATCGTTTTATTGAAAGTATTATCTAAACAAGATTTTGTCTTATCAGGTGATGAAACATTGCAAAGATTGATAGAAGAAGATTATAAAAATATGAAATATAAAAAAGCACAACAAGATATGAAAAAAATAGGTGTAGCAACAAGACAAGATGTAAAAATTGAAGGTAAAACATACAAAGCATTTAAAATTGGAAATCAAGAATTATTTGATATGGCACATGTGTTGGTTGAATAAAGGTGACCGTCACCATTAAGACACCAACATAGACACCATTAAAACAGTTGATATATAAGCAAGTCACCATTATCACCATCATTTTAGCTAACGAATAAATATTTAAATTTAAAAACGTTCTAATAGATAAAAAAAACGGTGATGATGGTGACCGATTTTATAAAGGAGTGATGTTCAATGACAGGTTATCATGTAGCAAAACAATTATTAAAGAAGAATATTGAAGTGATACCACTTAATAAATATAAAACGCCAACAGTATCATTTGCAGATAAAGATGTAACCGATGAATTTATTGAATATCATTCTTACAAATATCATCAAACTAACGTGTTAGGCGTTCTTACTCGTAATGTATGGTGTATCGATATAGATATAGATCATACAGACGGAGAAAATGGTTTTAAAAGTATCAAAGACATACCTTACTATGATGAAATTGTATCTAATGCACAGAATACATTAGTGCAAACCACAGCAAGTGGTGGAAAGCATATCATTTTTTATAAACGTAATGGTATTAATTATGGTCAGAAAATCGGATATTTACCTGGCGTAGATATTAAAGCACATAATAATAGTTACTTTGTACTTGCAGGTAGTCGAACGGATAAAGGAAAGTACAAACATAATGGCATTAAACCAAAGATGTATCAAGGAGAATTTGAAAATAGAATTTTTTCCAAACAAGGTAATTATATGCAGCAAACGTTAGAGCCATATTCAATAAAAAACATGTTACCTAATCAGAGTTTTGCTCATGTTAGAGGTGGCAAAGGTGGAGAAGGTAAACGTGCATACCAACGTATTATAGACGGTCAAAGTGAATATAGAAATGACGATTTATATAAAGCAGTAAGTTACGCAAGACAATGTAACGTGGATATTGAGCCATTACGCATATTAATTGGCGATAATAAAAATGGTGATGTAATAACTGAAAGACAGTGGGAGGCGACAGTTAGAAGTGCAAGCCATTAAAGAAGAATATAATTTAGATGAACAGGCTAAAAGAATCGGATTAATTGTAGGCATATCAAACGAAATTTATTTTCTTTCAATAAGCCATGTATCTGATGTTTATGTTGAATTTATTAAAGGTCAGTGGGTAGCATGGCGTGAGAGTTTTATCCCTAATACAAATCATAGAACTAGCTATAAATTAATTGCTCAAGGTAGTTTTGAGTTGGTAATTGCAAGAACTAAGAATTACTTAAATTTTATAAAGAAAAACTAAAAGGAGTAATCAAAAATGAAAACAATACAGCGACCAACATTTAATAAAGCACATACATTTGAAAGAAAAGCAGCATTGGAAAAATGGAATAAATTTGTAGAACTATTAGAATCATCAACATTAGTAACTAAAAACAAAGGTGAATCAGGTAAAGAGATATTCATTGTTATTGAGGGGGAAGATAAAGCAGATATTGAGTTGTATTTTAATCCTAGTATCAATGGTGATTTTGCTCATGTAGAACTGTGGTATTACCAATTTAAATTAATTTCAATGAATAATAAGCATAATAAAGAAACTCATAATTTTAAAAGTATTCATCAAGCATTTAGATATATTAATGAATTACTTGAAGATATAAAATGGGATAGAAAACTTTTACCAAATGCCTAAACACCTACCACAATTGGCTTCATAGAGCCTTTTGTGGTATAATTTAAGTAAATAATTAGTACCAGGTACTAAAAAAGAACGTGAACAATATATTAAAAGTAAGAGGTGACAATGTGCCGAAATTAATTGATAAATTATTAGGACTAGACAAGATACGAGAAGGACAACGGAAAAACTATGAAATGCTCAATACTGGATTTAGTGGCTTCTCACAATTTACAGGTGACGCTTATCAAAGTGATGTATATAGATCAGCAGTAGATTCTATTGCACGACATATCGCTAAGTTATCAGGTAAGCATGTGGTCGATAATCAAAATGAGGCAAACCGATATTCTAAACTTAATCGGATATTGCAGGATAGACCTAATCCATATATGAGTAGCTTTGACTTTTTATATAAAGTCGCAACGCAATACTTTTTATTTAATAATGCGTTCATACTTGTACAAAAGGATAGTAGGGGCAACTTAACAGGTTTATATCCTTTGACACCTGCAAGCGTTGAATATGTGGTAGATACCAACGATGAAATGTACATTAAATTCTTATTCAAAGACGGAAAAATGGTGTATTTCCATATAAGTGAAGTAGCCATATTAAGACGACACTTTAATGGCAATGAATTATTAGGTGATAACAATGACGCTATTATGTCATCTATTGAGTTGGCACATACTCAAAATGAGGGCATGCGTGAAGCCATTAAGAACTCAGCACAAATTAGAGGACTGGTTAAATATAATCAAACATTATCAGATTCAAAGCTAAAAGAATATAAAGAAAATTTTATGAAAGAGTTTTTATCGATGAGTAATAACGGTGGCGTTATCACATTGGATAATATGATTGACTACACACCGTTAAAGCCTACTGATGTTCAAATTGATACACCTCAAATGGAAGTTGTAAAGAAAAAGATATACGACTATTTAGGAATTAATGAATCAATCGTTAATGGCTCATATGATGAAAATGGTTGGCAAGCGTTTTTCGAGTCGACAATAGAGCCTTTTGCGATACAAATATCATCAGAACTTACTGAAAAGATATTTACAGAACGTGAAAAAGCATTTGCCAATCGGATTATATTTGAGGCTTCTAAATTACAATATGCTAACACTCAATCGAAAACAAACGTGATTAAAGAGTTATTACCACTAGGCGTGCTAAGTATCAATCAAGCGTTGGACTTGCTCAATTTACCACGTGTAGAAAATGGTGATGAACGGATTCAATCACTTAACTATATAGATAAGAAAATCGCTAATGCGTATCAGTTACAGGATAAGGAGGGACAAACGAATGAAGGAAATTAGAAGTGCAGAAATACAAGCAGAAACTAGAGATGATGAAATGGTACTTGAAGGGACTGCAATTGTATTTGATAAACCTGCTTTAATTAATACACCTAATGGATCATATACCGAAGTCATTAAACGTAATGCGCTGGACGGAGTGAACTTTAACGATACAAGACTTTTAGTGTCACACGATCAAAACCGTTTACCATTAGCAAAATCACCTAAAACAATGGACGTATGGAAAGATAGTGCAGGCATGCACTTTAGAGCTAGGTTGGCAAACACTAGCGAAGCACGTTCAGTATATGAATCAATAAAACGTGGTGACATGTCGGGAGTTAGTTTTGGATTCACTGTGTCAGACGGTAGTCGATACGATGTAGAAACTAGAACTCGTACTATAACAAAAATAGATAAGGTATTAGAGTTTTCAGTCGTGAATTTCCCTGCTTATGCTGAAACCTCAGTAGAGGCTAGAAGTGAAATGCAAGAGGCAGAAATACGACAACAACAAATTAATCAAGCAAAAATCAATTTAAATAAACTATTCATTAAGGAGATTAGATAATTATGTTTAATACAGTACAAGAAGCATTTAACCATTATAGAAACTCGTCATTAGAAGAAATTGAAACACGTGCAGCACAAATTAAAGGAACAATTGACAACGATCCTAATGCAGATGTGACTAAACTTAATATTGAGATTGAAGGCTTAAATCAAGCTAAACAAAATATTAAAGATAAGGAGAATCAACAAGTGGAACAAAATAACACAGAACAACGTTCATATAATCCAATCACAGGAGCACAATTACGAGGACAACATGAAGTACCTAAAGAAAATATCTTTGGCTCAAATGAATATCGTTCGGCTTTCTTCAAAACAATGTTAGGACAAAAACTTTCAGATATAGAACAACGTACATTTAATAGAGCAATGGAACAACAAGACATCGAACATCGTGCAGATAGCTTTGCTTCATCTAGTAATTCAAGTGCAGTATTACCTGAACAAACTTTAAATGAAGTAATTAAAAAGGCACGTACTCAAGGTGGACTTATTGCTCATGTGAGAAACTTCAATATGCCTACTAAGATTCGTATTCCAATTGGTAGAGCAACAGATCGTGCTTTATGGCATACAGAAGGTGAATATGTAGAAGCAGAAAAGCCTGATACAGCATTTGTACAATTCGAAGGGAATGAAATCTTAAAAGTATTCTCAATCTCAGTGAAAGCTAAGACTATGAGTATCTCAGCATTTGAAAGCTACTTAGTAGAAGAACTTACTAATGCAGTTGTAGAAACTATTGATTACGCATTAATCAATGGTACAGGCGTAAATCAAGGTGAAGGAATCTTAACAGGTATCACATGGAACGCTGCAAACTCATTTGATATGACAGGTGCTTATACTGATTTCACAAAAGCATTAGCATTATTGAAACGTGGCTACTCAGCAGGTGCGAAATTTGCTATGAGTAACGCAACATTATACAACACAGTTTATAGTGTTATGGATAACAATAATCGACCTATCTTTATCACAGACGCACAAAATGAAACAGTTGGCCATATCTTAGGTAAAGAGGTAATCATTGATGACAATATCGAAGATGGCACTATTATCTTAGGTGACTTCAACTACATGGGCTACAACTTACCTGAGGGCGTTATGCTTGAGCAATCAAGAGAATCATCATTTAGAAGTGGCTTAGTAGATTATAGAGCAATGGCTATTGCTGATACACGTGTATTAGTTGATGAGGCATTTGTGAAGTTATCTACTACATCAGCAGAAGCATAAGTAATATTGAACAGTGAGGACATCAGTAAGTAGCTGGTGTCCTTTTATTAAATGTAAGGAAGTGAGTATATGAATAAAACAATTATTAGTTTAGAAGAAGGTCGAGAAGCATTACGCATTGACGGAGATTTTAATGATGATATTATCGAGCCACTCATTGAAGCCATTCCAAACTATTTATATATTACAACTGGTCGCACATGGCTTGATGATAATGTACCACTAGCACAAACAACAGCTAAATTCATCTTACAACTGTGGTTTGATCCACAAACTCAAGATTCTGAACGTTTAAAACGCACAATTGACGGATTATTGATGTCACTCAAAGCATTAGGGCTGAATTACAATGACTAGAAGTATTTCACGTTCATTTTATAGGTCGAACACATGGAAGAAGTGCAGAAACGCTTATATGCAATCACAAAACTATATATGTGAACGTTGTGGCAATTTAGCAGACATTTGTCACCATAAAATATGGCTCAATGAATCAAATGTAGATGATCCAATGATGACGTATAACTGGGATAACTTAGAAGCGTTATGCATAGATTGTCACAATAAAGAACATTTCGGAAGTAAGTCAATTGACGATGAATTGATGTTTGATGATAACGGAAATATTATAAAAAAATAATATAATAATTAATAAATTTAATACCCCCCCACATTCAACGGAGTGATAGGCTTTCGGCGATACCGGTGCTGGACTTAACTTTTCCTCCATTCGAGTTTTTAAAAATTTAGGGGTAAGATAATCAGATTAAGAAGGTGAATGTATGAAAAAGAATAGTATCTCAATCAATTTAGAACAACTTAAAAAAGAGATAGATAAAGAAGAAATGAAAAATAAATCAGTGGCTTACGACTTGCTGGAGGAACTAGCATTTATGAAAGAAACGATGAATGAACTCAAGAAAACAGTAAGACAAGAAGGGGCAACCTATGTATTTACACAAGGCGAACAATCATATTTAAAAGAAAATCCTGCCATGAAGTCATACAATACAACAGTTACAAAATACAATGCTACACTCAAACAACTTTTATCTCTCATTCCTGCACAAGTTGAAGAATCAGACGCATTTATGGACTTTGTGAAAAATGCCTAATTACATCTTAGAATATTGGCAAGAGATGAAAGAAGGGCGTGTGACTGTATCAAAGCGTATCTATAAGCAGTATGAGAAACTCATTGAAGATATGAACTACCACCCTAAATATGTGTATGACGAAGCTAAGGCAGAGCGACCTATCCAGTTTATAGAATCGTTTTGTAGACATTCCAAAGGTGAACTAGCTGGCAAGCCATTAAAACTAGCACTATTTCAAAAGGCTTATATATCGGCTCTATTTGGCTTTATAGATAAAGACACAGGTCACAGACGCTATACTGAATCATTTTTCTTTGTAGGTCGTAAGAATGGTAAAACGACTATGCTATCAGCAATCGCTTTATATATGATGATTGCAGACGGTGAAAGTGGGGCAGAAGTTTATTCTGTGGCTAGTAAAAAGGATCAAGCTAACATCTTATTCGACCAATCACATGAGATGATTATGCAAAGTCCTGATTTAAATAGAAATATCCGTAAGCGTAAAGCTGATTTATACTTTCCACATAACTTTAGCAAAATGCAATCATTAGGCAAGAACTCCAATTCATTAGACGGTTTAAATGCTCATTTAGTTGTGATTGATGAACTACACTCTATTCAAGACAGAAATTTATATGAAGTAATGAAACAATCACAGTCAGCACGTACACAGCCATTACTTATTATGATTACAACAGCTGGAACACATAGGGGTACAATCTTTGATGATTTATATGAGTATGCGTGTAATGTGGTAGACGGTAATTTTCAAGATGATAACTTTTTACCAATCATGTATGAACTTGATGATAAGGAAGAATATAAAAATCCTGAGTGTTGGCAAAAAGCGAATCCTTCACTTCATATTTCTAAAAAGGTTGAGGACTTGGAACGTAAAGTGTCACGTGCTAAAAATAATCCTAATGACTTAACAGGCATACTTACAAAAGATTTCAATATACGTGAAACGACCAATAAAGCATGGCTCACATTCGATGATATTAATAATGAAGATACATTTGATTTATCACAATTTAAAGGCACATATGCGATAGGTGGGGCAGATTTAAGTATTACAACCGACCTAAGTTGTGCCACATTATTATTCTTAGATCCACAAACTGAGCAGCGATATATTCATCAAATGTATTGGCTACCTGAGGACAATTTACGTAAGCGTGTAGAAGAAGACAAAATACCTTATGACAAATGGCACGAACAGGGGCTATTACGCTTATGTAGTGGCAATACGATTGATTATAGCGACATTACAGAATGGTTTAAAGAAATGGTGAATGAATGTGATATAACGCCACTATGGATATATTATGATAACTATTCAGCAAGATACTGGGTAGATGAAATGGAAGCACACGGATTTAAGATGATTAGAACACCACAGGGGGCTAAGACACTTAGCTTACCAATGCAGAATATGGGAGCAGACTTGCAAAAGAAAAAGATTAATTATAATAACCACCCTATATTAAAGTGGTGCTTAACTAATACAGGCATTGAAACAGACAGAAACGGAAACATTGTGCCTGTTAAGAATCAGTCACCTAAAAGACGTATTGACGGTACAGCGTCAATGTTAGACGCATATGTAGGCTTATTTGATAACTATGAAAGTTTTTTAAGAGCGATGTAAGGAGGATAAACAATGGCATATCATTATAGAAATAAAATAGAAATTTTAGAAGAACAGGAAAATGATGGTCCTGAGGCGTTTGGATCAACTAAAGTTGTAATTGCTACACCTTGGGCAGATGTTAAAACAATGAAAGGGAATGAATTTCAACAATGGAGGCTTACAGCAAATAAAGAAAATGTCCGTTTCATTATTCGATATAGAAAGGGAATTAATCCACGTCAGTATGTTAGATATAATGGAAAAGATTATAATATAGTATCAGTTACTAATGATAATGGAATGAATCAAACATTAACGATCTTTGCAGAAGTTAGTGATTAAAGCCTTATTATATAAAATAGGGCTTTTTTTGACGCTGAGAGAGGCTCTGTGTTGCAGTGAGAAATTATTTTATGTATAAGTGTATTAAAAAAACGCCACAAATAAATGTGACGTTTCAGACATTCCGATTGTAAGATTTCAAGAACAACCTAAATTTCAAGATTTGCATTAATGACAATAAAGTCAATTAAGGAATTAAAGAAAACTACCAAGATAAAAACATTTGGAGTATTCAACTGAAAGCAGGCGAATACAACTGATGTATCAATTTAATAGATTTTTGATACACCTATATTATAACATATTTTTAGTACTAGGTACTAATTTTATAATATGTTATAATTACTTTAATTAAAAAAAAGGTGGGAGTGTTGTTTATGAGTGCTTTAAAAGAATTAAATCAAGATACCGTGCATTTTGTATGTGATGAGATTTTTAATTGGGATAAAAGAACTCAAGATTCATTATTAACTGCTGCAATAGGAAAAAGATATAACGATGATGATATTTTTTTAGTAGTAGATGTATTAACATCAGAAAATTATTTAAAGTATGAAAAGGATAAATTAGTTGATGTCGGAAACGCACGACAAAAATTGAAAAATATTGGATATTTAAAATAATTATTGCCACAAATATGTCTTGTTTTTGCAATTTTAACATTTTACACTCAACGTCTAAATCAATCAAAACATTGATATGACAACATTTATAAAGGTTTTTAAATTTATTAATAATGCAATTTGTCAACTCCCGCCGCCTCCATCTCATAGCTTGTAACCTTATTGGTTGCAGGCTTTTTATTTTTATTGCCCCAATATAGCCCCCAAATATACCCAATAAAAATGCACCCTATAATTAAGATGCAATATTTTTGTATAAAACTATTTCATTTTTATCATTGTGAATTTCAAGGATAATATCATGAATTTTCTCATCTTCACTATAAGTATCTTTCATTTCATTATATTTAAAATATGCTAACTGTCTATTTGTCCTTTGTCCCAGTTATGTTGCGTTTTTATTGATTTTTTTGTTCTAAATCCGTAGAAGCGGTTTATCTTTTTAGGTGGGTTTTTAATAATTAAATTTCCTAGTAAAATCATAAAAATACTTGAAGGAAATAAAAGCATTTGATAACTTCCTTTTTCATGTTTTTGAAGAGCTTCTTTCTTAATATTATATAGAAATAATGCAACGAAAAAAATAATGTAAGTATGATGTTAATAAATTAAAGAATGATGAATACTTTTGACTAACACTAGATATAAGTCAGTTAGTCTAAGACAAAATAGAAATAACGAACTTTTATGATTGGTAAATCAACTGTGGTGATTAAATGTAATGCAATTTATATTTACATTTATGTGATAAATCATTTTGCCTCAAATATACAATGTTTTTAAATTTCAATTATTTATTGTAATAACATTAAAACGTTGATATATTAATGTTTGTAACGTTTTTTTTAATATATATTAGGGTAGTTTTAAAGAAAATAATTTATAATTTAATTGTTTGGAGAGAAGTAATGAACAATCAATCAAAATATTTTCATCATGTAGAACATAGGAAATTTCAAAGTAGTTCAAAAGCAACGCTTTGGTCTTCTTTGATTATTACGTTGATTTTTACAATTGTAGAGTTTGTAGGTGGGTTATATGCTAATTCACTTGCTTTATTATCAGATTCATTCCATATGTTAAGTGATGTTTTGGCACTAGGGTTGTCTATGCTTGCTATTTATTTTGCAAGTAAACCTCCAACGAAACATTATACGTATGGATTTTTAAGATTAGAAATTATTGTAGCTTTCTTAAATGGTTTAGCATTAATTGTTATTTCGTTAGGTATTATGTATGAAGGCATTTTGAGAATCATACATCCTGAATCGGTAGCAAGTGGTATCATGATATTTGTAGCTGTATTAGGTCTTATTATAAATATCATTTTAACACTTATTTTATATAGATCTTTAAGAAAAGAAGATAATGTTAATATTCAAAGCGCATTATGGCATTTTTTCGGAGATTTATTAAATTCAATTGGCGTTATCGTAGCAGTAGTACTTATTCATTTTACTGGATGGGAAATTATTGACCCAATCATTAGTATCATCATTTCTCTTATCATTTTAAATGGTGGATATAAAATAATTAAAAATGCTTGGAAAGTGTTAATGGAGAGTATTCCAGATGGATATGATTCAGATGAAATTATTAATGCAATGAAAAGCGTTGAAGGCGTTATAGATGTGCATGAATTTCATTTATGGAGTATCACTACAAACCATAGTTCATTGAGTGCTCATGTTGTTTTAAGTGATGAATATACTAAATGGCCATATTCAACGGTTAATAAAGTTTCTGAATTGTTGAAAGAAAAATATAATTTAGAACATGTTACACTACAAATTGAAAATATTCATCTTAACCATTTAGATGAAGATTACTTTAAACAATACGAAGAATGATAATTAAATAAGAGTAGAAGCGATGGATAGTAAGAGCGCTTCTACTCCTTATTTTTAGTTTTTATTTATTTTTTTACTATCTACGCGTTCAGAATTGCCTTTAGATTTGTGTGCTTTTGGATTATTTTTTTTATGTGCACTTTCGTTTACATCTTTGACTGTATCATTACTATGACTACATGCACCTAATACTAGAAAGCTTGAAAGTGTTAGTAAGGCTAATTTTTTCATTGTCTCATCCCTTTGTTTTAAGTCGTATCATATTTTAGTATGGCATATTAAATGTAATATTCAATAAATATTTATAAGTTTTAAAAAGATGTCGAAAATAAAAGGTAGAGCTTCAAAACTCTACCTTTTTTATTATTAATTGTTTATTTGGTTTGTATTATTATTCGTATTATCGCTTTGTGTATTTTGAGTTGTATTTGATGTGCTATTTTGATTTACATTATTAGTATTGTTTTTTGTTGTATTAGATTCATTTGTATGATTATATTGAGTACTATTTTGACTATTCTGGGTTTGAGTAGAATTTGATTGTTTTGAATCATTATTTGCTGAATTCGTCTGATATTGAGATGTGTCTTGTTGGTGTGTTGAAGGTTCTTGATGTCGTTGTGTAGAATTTTGGTTATTTGTAGTCGCATTATTTTGTTCAGTAGTTGGGTTTTCTTGTTGTATTGATTGTTGTGTAGTTGGTGATTCTGATGACTGAATTGAATGTTCTTCTGTGGCGGGTGTGTTTTCTTGAGTGGCAGGAGTGTCCTGAATAGACTCATTTGATGTATCCTTATGATCTTTCTTAGAATTATTATCTTTTTTATTATTATTTTCTTTATTTGTTTTATTATCTTTAGGCTTTTCTTTTTTTACAGGAGTGATGTCACTTTTAGAGGGATTATTACTCTCAATGACTTTATGAATACCCAGTGCAAGCATACTTAATAAGATAATAATAATAGCCATAGCAAGCATTTTTAAGTAATTTTTATTCTTAAAAATAGCAATAATACCAAAAATAATGACTATACATGCGATTACAAATAACCAAAATTCTACACAACGACATCAAGAACCTTCAACACACCAACAAGACACATCTCAATATCAGACGAATTCAGCAAATAATGATTCAAAACAATCAAATTCTAC